GTCGCCTATGTATCTTTCTGCTGCATGAAGATAGACAAGAAAGTCTTTTTCAAACTGTTGTTCTAATACTTCTTTTGAATATTCAACTCCTGGTTCATAAGGATCACCATCCACACACTTATGACCATACCCAATCGTCATAAAATCTTCTTGTATATCTTGACCATCAGCACCTTTATAATTTAAAAAATACCCAGTTGCAGAAAAGCCTTCTGAAATCTTAATTTTTTCTTTTACTTCTTCGTACATTCTAACTCCTTTAATCGTTCATAAGAAATTTCTGTAATGTCTTTTAATAAAACATGGATGTTACCAATATCTATTTCTGTTATTTCGCCTGGTTTAATATCTTCATATTCCTTTTTTGTAAGGCTCATATAAAGTTTGCCGGATTGATAAACTATTCTCATATTTGTTTATTCCACCTATTTCCTCTTTTTAAAATCATAGGAATAAGTTGAGGAACTCCATTAACTATCATTCCACAACCAAGAACAGGCCTTCTAATATTAACTTTGGAATAAGCAAATGCAAGGGAGTCTTTATCAATAAGACAACCTACATTCATACCCCATCTCAAATGTTCAGGACTAGACCAATAGCCTATTTTAAATTCTGTGTGATAATGGCCCTGGACAAAATTCATGCCTATCGACATGGAAGATTTTACAGGATCTTTACTCATATTATGGCAAAAGTAATATTCGCCATATTTATCTTTAATAATTAACCTATCATGCCATCGCCATTTTTGTTTATCGACAGCAAGTATGTCTGCATAGTCTTTCACCACTAAGGATGGAAAACCATGATGTTTTCTTTTTCTATAGACCATAGAACCATGATTGCTATGTAGTAAATCCATCTTAGGAAATAACTTCTCAATCATTTTGATCTTGTATAAACCTAGTTCTAATTCTTTAGAAGCATTAGGTAGATCAGGATCTGAGTCGTGAAAAGATAAGGCATGATAGTCAAGCTCATCGCCTATACATACAACTCTATCTGGTTTGTATTTTTTTTTGACAGCTTCTAAAAAGGCAAAACTATCAGTATGACTATATGGTTCGTGTAGGTCTGAGATTATTAAAATCTTAGACATCTTCCCCCTTATATTGTTGTCACCTCTTTTTCTGTGCAAAAGGTTGTTACATAAATATCTGGAACAACCATTACTTTGTTTGCAAACATCACAGCATTATACTTACACTCTTGCATAGTGTTATATCCTACTGTTTTAATAACTTGTGTTACGCAAGTCTTATCAAGTGGTACAGTGGGTGACTGGATACATAACCACATGACGATAAAAAACTTCATTTGTTATCTATAAGGTAGTTCTCTATCCAAATTATTTTTTCTTTAATAACAGCTATGTCTTGCTGCATTTGTGATATTGAGTCTGATTTAACTTCTACAGCTTCAATTCTTTCTGACCACATTCCCCAGGTCATACTTATAGAGGCAACTATAACTATGTAAGGTAGTATGGTTTTTATATCTATGTTCATTTGGATTTCGCTGACATATCATTAAGTGGATTGTTCAATGCCTTATCAATGTTTAAATTAAGGTTATCTTCGATAATTTTAATCTC